AAACCCAAGAAAAAAACGGCTTGCTTCTTATGCCTACAGCAAAGGTAACTAAAAACGTTTCTGCCGCCACAGGCGGCGGAAACGTTCTGTGTTCCACTCTGATTTCAATCAAGACAAAGGCTTGGCTTTACTCTTTTCATCTTCGGTCATGGCAACTGTACCCGTTTCGTCCTTTTTTTCGGAAACGAATATTCCCAAGGCTCCACGTTTCATGTATATCACATTTCTAGCCTGATAAACAGGAATGAGATTGTCAATGGCCATCTTTACGGAATACAGCCGCGAATGACCTTTTATAAAGTTGTCATTTCTATAATCTGTGTTACCGTCCTGATCGTGATAAATGAAATTAGGATTGATCTGTTCAGCATAGTTCAGCCCGTACTGTAACAGGTAATAGTCAATTATATCTTCTTTCTCGGCATTACCGAATAAGGGGATATAGTTCTTCAATCGGATGGTAACCTTATCTGATGGAAGCACCCAATAATTTTTGCATTTTTTGTAAATTGGGGTCTTTAATGTTTGAAATGCTTCAGGTACAACGCATTTCAAATAGCTGTTACCGGTAGCATATTTATATACAAAATGTTGGTAGACAATCCCTTGAAATGAATTCAAACAATTAGGACGGTCTATCAGGTCATTGAACTGCTTGTTGTTCCATACGACCGAATCATCGGAAGCTTTTTTGAGCATGAACCTACCCCCAGCAATGCGGCTGGCAAGAAAGTCGATAGGGAAGAATATCTCACCGACGGTGTTGAAAAGAGTAAGGAAATTGGAATCAGCCACATATGGGCTGTATATGTCTTCGCTAAGTCTGAATCTTCTTTTTGACAGGGCGGAGAATATCTTGTCAACTTCCTGAGCTACAAGGCTGGAAATATCGGTGCTCTTCTTCTTTCCAAATATATTTTCTAAAATTGTCATATAGGAATCTGTTTCCGGCAAATGTAAAGAGAAGAAGCTTTCATTTTACAAAATACCTCAATCTTGAAAATAGGAGAGGGGAGGAAGTGATATGTAATAACTTGTATACAAGTTGATTATAACTTATTTTAGCTGGAACGCGATTTTATTATGTAGTGCCCCCAACCACTGAGAACCGTACTGGCTCCCTTATTTTCGCAATCAACGTTGTAGTCCATCAGGTTGGTTACAAAATTGCCGTATTCCCGTGATTCTTCAAATTTCTTGGGGGAAAGAAGAAGATTTTTCTTTATAAAGTCAGATGTGGCGGATATGCGTTTGTCTACATCGGAATATTCTTTTATCACTCTGATATCCGCCCCTTTCATCTCTTGTCTCAGCTCCTTTACCATCTGATAATAGACAGGAGAACATTCAAATATATGGGTCTTTGCTTCATGGCACATGATGGCCTTTTTTATCTCGTCAACGGATGATGTGTCTTTAAACATGGCATCTGTCAGATGCCATGTGTTGCCGCAACGGCGCGTATGTACAAGAAGGAATGTTCCAGCCACATTCGGCATTATATAAACCACGCTGTCTGTATAATTATGTACAGTATCCGGATTGAAGAAGTCGAGCATTCCTTTACCTGCGTATAAATTCCGTTTGCGCCGGTTGCTGAACTCGATAAAACTTTCGTGGCACAAGTCATGGACAATATATCGGAACGTGTCGGACAAATGCCCGTGTTCCTCATACGACTGCTTGGTAGTGGAGTTTTTCACTTTTGTTTTTAATATGCCACCATTGGAATCTTTCTGGACACTCATATAGTCCTCAAGAGATATCGTACAACTTTCGTCAATGCAGATTTCAATGCCGGGTATCTGGAAATCGAATATCGCATTGATGAACTCGCCTGTCATGGCAACGGACGGATTTCTGTCACCCACTTTGTCTTCTATGTCGAAACCTTCATTCTTTAATGTTTCGATGAACAAGTCCATCCAGGAGCGTTTCTCATCATCAAAAGTGTTGGCTGATTTGGTGGATGCATCGCCATGGACAAACAGCTTGTCGCAATACCTTATTGATTTCAGATATTTGGCGACCAGTTTGGATGATTTCCTCACTGTGTTATTCGGGGATTCGGCACATGTTTCATGGAACTGCCATATCTTTATGCCTGTAGTGAAATCCACTTGCCAGTAACTGATACTGATGAACGGCAGCACATTATTATCGACAGAAAGATGAACAGGCAGACTCGGATTATACGGGCGCTCTCCCGAATGCTGTCCTCTTTTGAACGAGCCGAAAAATTCACTGCCGGTACGTATGACTCCCCATTCGCCCAGTGCATAAACATTATAGTAGTCCGGATCGTTGATACGGTCTTTCTCGAAGTCGGCGACACACTGTTCATCGTAATAGCCGTATGTGCCGTCCGGAGATCCGACAACCCAGAAGTTATTCAGATAAGTGGACTGGATGAGGACAGTATCGCCCGGATGTTCCACAATCTCTTTCGTCCGGACATTCATAATCTGTTTGGGCTCATTCATTCTTAGTGACTTTACCGTTGTAAGTTCTTCAGGGATTCTCTTGCCACCCAAAGTTACTTCCATCGGGATATCATGCCATTTGTCCTTGTCGAATATCTCTTTCTTAATCCAGTGGGTAATTTTGATGGGGTTAAATGAACAGATTATTTGCTGGCCGTGCTTGCCACGCAGACGTTTCCTTATCTGTTTGAAATCTCCGTGTTCAAAATCAGAAAACTCTTCAAGAAACACACGCTTGTAATTCTCTAGTCCTTTGATCTTTTCGGAATCATCCAGACCGGAAAAAGTAATTTTAGCTCCATTGAACTTGCAGACTATGCGCCTTTCCTTAAAGTCAAAAAGATGATAGACATTCAAAGTCTTTGAAGCTTCCTTGAATGCTTCATATATGGAATCTTTCAGAGCTGCACCGACTTTTCTGAATACTTTAGTGTTCTCGGGATCCTGCAAGGTCATTATAAGGATAGCCTGAGCTATACTGAATGACTTGGCGGATGATGAACCGCCATACAGGATGATGAATCGTAATGAAGCATCCTGCAAATACTTCAAAAGATGAAAACAATTAGGATTGAGTTTCTTGTAATTTATAACCATATACTGTTCTATAAGTAGGTGATTCTCCTAGGGCAGATAAAGAAAAAGTGTTAGTGTGCTGTTCTATTTATCCGATTTGTCGTTTTCGTCAAAACCGATGCGCAGTTCACCGATCTTATCGCCGTCATTTTTTACATTGATGGTCTTTTCGGCATCCCATCCGTTCCATGCACCAAGAAGCCGGGCGGCTTCTGTCTTACCTGTGAACTCATAGGAAACTTCTCCTTTCTTGTTGGTTATCTTCTTCATTGCATTCCGGATACGTTTGGGCATTTGGTCGGGTCGCTTTAATTTTACTTTGCCTGTTGAAGAATCAAGTATATATAAGTCTTTGGGGTCAGCCATTACAATATCATAGAGAACCTTCTCAACCGCCTCACGTCTGACTGCGGAATCTTTGGCACGTTGTTCCTTAATTTGATTTATCCTTTGGGAGACCTTTGGGTTTGACAAGAGAAGGCTGGCTTCAGTCCATACACTTTCTGCCTTCATTTTGGAAGCATTGTAAGCCATGCGGTAGGCTTCGCTTGCATTGCCTTCGATATCTACATAATATTGGCAGAAATTTTCTTGTTTGAGTGTCAGTGGTCTGTCTTCTTTTGATGTCATATGGTTTTATATTTAAGCCTGCAAGAAAAAAAGATGGGGTTAAGACTTCTTTTCCTGCAGGTGGATTAAAACTTAAAAAGTAATTTCATTGGGCGCTATCCTTCCTCCGTCTTGGAATTTTGGGGCGTTTGGTTTCTCCGCCCGGCAAAAATCTTTCTGATTCCATTCTCTACGGAGGTGTAGGACAAAGGTACTAAGAAAATGTACCTGTCCACTACTTGTTCAGAATTGTCATGTTCACGGGTGGTCTCCACCAGTTCAATATCAATGCTTTTATACGATCCCACAATTTCTGCGAAGCTTTTTACGGTGATAGGTTGCATGTTCGCCACATTGACAAGGCGTTTGTGTGAGCCGTAGGCATAGATGAGTCCTTGTACCGCGTCATCAATGTAGGTGAAGCAACGGATATTCCGGCCGTAGTTGTACAGTTTGACTTTTCCTCTATTGAGTAAAAACCAGAGAAGAGTTCTTTTACGTGGGAGGGAACCGTACACGTTATGAAGCCGGACGCCTGTCGCGTCTTTGCAATAGAATGAGGCGTACTGCTCGTTGAAGTATTTGGATATGCCATACATGGAGGTTGTGTTGCATGGATGGGCGGCAGACGAACTTGCGTATACCAATTTTACATGATATCTGTTGCAGGCATCAGCGACATTTATGAAAGTGTCAATGTTGTCTTTCCGGATTTGGGGGATGTTTCCATTGAATACGGAAGTCTGTGCGGCCAGGTGGAATACACAGTCTATATCTCCGTTTTTGAGGATGTCGCAAATGCTTGCGGCATCCTTGCCGTTTTTCCGGTCAATTCCGATCACTTCAACATCACGTCTTTTCAATTCCTGACAGAGGGCTTTGCCTATGAAGCCTTCGCTGCCAGTTACAATCATCTTCATCTTTAATCGTTTTAGAGTTAATAAATTGGGTTTTATGGGGTGGTTGTTCTATCACTCGGAAATAATCTTTTTCGCGCTGTCAATATTCCGATGGTTCAGATAGGACTGCCAGCATTCATTGCAGCGTGACCATTTGAAACCATTTTTCTTCAGTTGGTTACGTATGTCTGCATCCGGAATGGAAGGAAAGAACAGTTGCAGGCGGTTTTCTGAATAATTTTCAACCAGACTTACACCATTGATGGTGTATTCCTTATTCTCTGTCATTTTCATTTTTCTGGCTCTCTCAAGCTGTTCTTTGACCCGCCGGATATTAGATCCATTATTGGTAATGATATAACTGGGAAAACCTATTTCACCAAAACAGTCGGGAATGAAGAGTTGTGTTATCCCGTTTTCGGAATATCCTAACTCTTTCAGTTTATCATGTTTCTCAATTTCGGAGAGCTTCTTGGAGCGGAGAATCTTGTTGGTGGCTTTCATTGTTTCCTGTTTCTTTCCAAGGGTGGCCAGCTTTTCTTCCAGCCGTTCTACGGCATCGTCATCTCCCAAGTAAATTGAGGCATTATTTTCTGCCGCCTTGGCTTTCTGTTCAAAATATTCAGCTTTCTCGCTAAGCTTTACCGCTTTTCCCAGCGTATTCCATGAGCGGTCCAGAATTCGTCGATGAGTACTTTCTGAATGGTGCCCTATAAGTACGGGTTGTCCCATGGGGATGTTCTCCACTAACTTATGGCTTTGACTGTAAGCCTCCTTAGATTCTTTCATCGCTTTTTCTGCAAGTTCCCTGTACCTGCCAGTTTTCGCTTCTTGTCTTTCTTTTCTGTTCATAATTCAATGTTATTTGGTTTGACTATATGAAAAGGCCACGACTAATGCGCCGTGGTCTCGTTAAACAAATCCTGTTGTTTTTGGGGAACTATATCATCGAACAAGCCGGGAACACGCGGTTGCAGGGCTTCATACTCTTCCCGGAAAAACTCGGCTTTCGTGCGTCCCTTCTTCTTGCCTTTGCGGGTATGCACATCGAATGTATAAGGTGGAATGGGTATGGGGCTTTGTCTGATATCCTCAATCCATTTTTCTATATCGACATCCTTGCGGTCATAAATGAAGTTCTGCAAGTGGTCGGCATCACGATTCTTCCGGCATTCGCACAGCAGAAGAACAGCTTTGCTTACAAAGATACGCCCTTTGGGTTCTGTGGCTTTCTTGTTTACGACCTCGTGTCCCTGCCATAATGCTTCTATTTCTCCGGTCACGATTCCATAGCAATCCTCGGCGGAGATGGTGAACAAACGCTTCCATACATAATCCCTGTAACCACTGGTCCACAGTTCCAAAGCGAAAAAGCCTGCAACCGCTGCGTCAGCCCTTCTGATCGCTTTCTGCATTGCAGAAGATACTTCAAAAAAATCATAGCCTCCAACAGTTCTGATAGTCATAATTTTTAGTTTTTTGGTTTGACTTATTGTTTATTACATTAGTAAAGATAGTCGTAATTGACAAGTTTTGCAAACAGAATCTTCGCCATTTTATTGCCTTTTTCATCTGATTATCAGTATTTGAATTTACAGGTTATGTTATATTGCACGAGCTGCTTTGTCTTGTCCTTCCCGTTGTTGGTTGCGCTCTTCAACAGGATGCTGTCACCAAAGTTTTTCTTGATGAAAAGAATGGACCGCCGTTCCTCTTCCTGATTGCGGATAGAGGCCAGCCCTCCTGCATTGACAAATGTATTTTTCTGCTCGAAGTTGTATCTGAGGTCTGTGAGTACACGCCGTTCCTTATACTTCATGTAACAACTTATCCAGAAATCTTCTTTGAGTCTCAGTTCCTCGTTCCACCAGGTATTTTTGTTATAGATAATTCCGTAACTGCATCCTGTTATCATCTTTGAAAGAGAAAGAAAGCTCGTTTCGTTATACATCACAGGTGATATCCGTGAGGTGAAGCCGAAAAGGTGGATATCCATAAGACTGGCCATTTCATGGAGTGAGAGGATAATCCGGGTAATCTTGTCTTTGTCTTTCACTCTTCCGGACTCGCCTTTCTCCGCATAAAGAGTTTTGCAGGCATGGACATCATCATCGAGCATGAACAGCTCCCCGAAATATCTTGCCATCCAATTACGTTTGGGGATAAGACCAATGATGTCATCGGGATGGGTGACAATCTCGCAATCCGGGTTAAATTCACGATACAGGTCTGCTTGGCTCTCGGCCACACAGACAATGGGATCATTCACCAGCTTTTTGGCGAACACTCTGTCATGCCTTTTATGGCTTGGAATTACTATTTTGCAAGGCATGGCGTACATCTTTTATATCAATGACATTCGATTTGCTTATCTTGCCGGTCTTGTAGGATTTCATGTGCTGCATATCCAACCGTTCACGGAGCCAGTTGCTGTCCACCTCATTACCGGAAATAATGATGAATAGTTCATGTTTCTCATCATATTTGGGAATGAGAGGATACAGGGCGTTGTCATCCGATATGGCGTTGAAACGATCCTTGAATTCATCCTTTTCCTTTTCTGGAGCGAACTCAATACCCCAGTCCTGTAACTCAGCCTTATCCCACTCGTTTTCCATAATATCCATATCATTCTCACCGAAACTTACATTATCTTTTGTGGCGTATTCACGAAGCTTGGCTACGGGTGTATCGTCTGGCAGCACCTTGCAGGGAAGTTCTTTATAGCCCAAATCCTTACAGGCACGTAAACGCAGGTTACCACAAACGACAATGTATCTGCCTTCTGATGGAAAAACGATAAGTTCACGGAGATCAAGCATCTCAGGAGAGTCGGAAATACTTTTTTTCATCGCTTCGAAGCGATAGTCCCGGAAGAAACGTGGGTTCTTCGGAAGCCCGGCGAGCTGGCCCTTGTTGAAGTCCAGCAGCTTTATAGAAATGTTTTTTGTCATAACTCACTATTTATCAACTACACTTAAAATCAACATCACTCAAGTCAGTCACAACACCTATTCATCCTTGTTGTCATTGAACTCTATCGTATCCTTGATCAGTTGCTCGATATTTGCGCATCCGATACGGCTTAGATAAGTTATGGTGGAAATGATGATACCTGCAGCGGCAATCTCCTGTTCTGAATAACCGGGCAGATGCTTGCTGTGATATTTCGAAGCTTCAAGCAATTCCCTCCATTTAACAGAAATCAATAAGATAAAGGCACGCCTGGAGGTATAATTATTGATTTTACCTTTGCGCATTGCTGTTTCAAGGCATCTCTTCGCCAATTTATTCAATGTTATCATTGTTTGACAGGTAATTGTTAGGACTATATTAATATTCTCAAAGATCCTGTATGATCGGGCGACTCTCTTGGTCTGGGATGGGTTATTTTCATTTTTATTTAGTTTTGAGAGTTATTTTATCACATCTGTTAATCGGTATTTTTACTTCTTTCCCATACCACGAACACCAATAATATGGCTGAAATAAATTGGGTGAATGCGTGCAATATTTACATCTTTCACACAGGTGGATTCCATTCATTTTTAAATTTTTTGAGTATTAATTTTTTTCAATGAAAGTATTGGTTGTATTCAACACTCCGGCTGAATCTTGACTTTTGCCATCTCTTATGAAGATTCCTTCTTCTTTCAGCCTTTCATAATCGATTTTATTCATAAGAATAACACTCGCATTGCCATCTATATACAGTTTGCATTGCATGAATTGAGTTCCTTTTACTTCCTCAATTGCGTCTATTTGCATTGTTCTTTTTTTACTCATATCTAATTCATTTTGAATTATTTTTTATAACTACCGCCATTGTACTAATAGAAGTGCCACTCTCTTTAAACTCGCCAGCTCCAATTTCAAAAACTTCTCCATGTACTTCTTTCAGCCAGTTGCGGAAATCAATACATTTCTTTTCCGAAGCGAATTTCCAGTGTTGGCTAGTTATTGCTGCAAGCGTGCCGCCTTCTTCCAATCGATCATACATAAGCCTGACATGCTCTATATCCTGATTACCGGAAAACGGAGGATTTGCAATAATCTTAGTGTAATGCCCTACACTGTCTTTCGTAAAGTCTTCATCAAGGAGTATCACATTTTCCAACGAATGCAAAAACTCTCTGTTTTCCGGCATCAGTTCATAGCATTCCACTGTTACGGAAGGACAAGCCCTATGAATGGCTTTAATGAGAGCACCGCGGCCGGCACTCGGCTCCAATACCGTATCATTTTCATGTATTCCTCCGGCAAGCATAACCAGCCAGTCGGCAACATCGGACGGAGTTTCAAAAAACTGGTAATCCTGCTGTAGGTTGCACCGTTTACCCTCTTTCAAAACGGAAAACACACGTTTCGGATTAAACGGGAATGTGAAACCTTGTACCTTTCCACCTTGCCATGAGCCGCCGGCTTCTTCTATCCACTTCTTTGCTTCAGCATAAGACTTTTTGTTAAATTGAACTTGAGGAAGTTTCAGAACACCGTCCTCAAGAGTACAATGTTTCAATATCTCTTCCACACTCCATTTTTTGCCTTCGTCAGCCTGCTTTTTCTTTTCAGCTATCGGAACATCCGGCGCTAACAGTGAAGATATTTTTTCTACAACTATGTTGCTTGCGTCCATGAAGGCACTGACGCAAGATATCGCTTCGATCAAGAAATCGGTGTCAACATGCCCGGTATCGTCATAGATGTCTATCCCTTCGGTCATGGATGACAGTTCATTGAGCTGCGCAACACTACCATGTAACGTTTCGATTAAAATCTTTTAGATCGGAAGAGCGTCGTGTAGGGAAAGAGTGT